CGTTATAAAAGATGTTGAAGTGATTCAAAGTACTTCACAAACTACTAACACTCTTATAGATTTGGCTAATTATATGCCAGAAATTAAGACCGAAGATTTCTTTGCAGGTGTTTTAAAGATGTTTAATCTTACTTGCTACTCAGATAGTCCCGGAGTATTTAAGATAGAGCAACTAGAAGACTGGTATAACGCTGGAGCAATTAGAGATATTACTAGCCACGTTCATAGTGATAGTTTAGATATTGAAAGAGTTAAGCCTTACAATATGCTCAATTTTACTTACGAAGATAGCGAGGCTTTATTGAACGTAGGATATAAGCAAAATTCTCCTATTCCTTATGGGAATTTGAATTACTCGTTAGATAACGATGGGGACGAGTATAGCGTAGCTTTACCTTTTGAGAATATGCTATTTAGCAAGTTTACCGGTACTAATTTGCAAGTAAGCTATGCTTTAAAGACCGATTATCAACAATATATACCAAAGCCGGTAATTTTATTCGACTACGGAACGCTTCAATCTTGCTCAGCTTATTATATTAATGACGGTTCTACTACAACTTCAAAGACAAACTATAATGTTTTTGGACAAGATAGCTTAGTAACTCCCAATGTTAATACGCTTAACTGGGGCTTAGAGCTTTCATCGTTTACGGGTAACGTTGAAAATAACACTTTGTTTAATGAATACTACTTAGCGTATTTAGATAATATTTACACGCTAAAGGCAAGAACTTTTAAGCTTAAAGCTTCTCTACCTATTAGCGTAATATCTAGTCTTAAAATGAACGATAGGCTAGTTATTCGGGACAAAAGATATATTATTAATTCGTTTACTACTAACCTTACAAGCGGGGAAGTAGACTTTACATTGTTACACGATTTTAGGACGATATGATAGAACAAATTTTAAAAATGCTTTCAAGTTTTGAGCATTATAATAGAAGCGAGGTAATAGAAATTGCTAAAGGCAAATATGAATTACCAAAAACATTTAAAAAGGGCTGGAATCAAATAAAACGTAATTACAAATGGCAAAATCAATAGAAGTAGATATTAACGTTAATAATAATATTGAAGGCTCTATATCTCAATTAAAGGCACTTAAAAGAGAGTTAAAAAACACGGCGGTAGGAACTGAAGAGTTTAAGAACTTATTTAATCAAATTGATGACTTAGAGGACAAGATTAAGTCAGCTAAAAACGTTTCTAGCGATTGGATAGACTCTTTAGAATCCGCTGGCGGGCCAATTGGTATGCTAGGAGGGGCTTTAAATAAAGCTAAAGTAGCTACTCAATCTTGGGGAGCGGCATTAAAAGCGGCTGGTATTGGTTTAATCGTTGCGGCGGTAGGTGGTTTAGTTGCTGCTTTCTCAGAATCTGAGTCAGCAATGAAAAAACTTGAGCCATTATTTATTGGGTTAGAGAAGATTTTAGGTGGTATTATGAAAGTATTTGAGCCTTTGCTAGATGCTTTTATTAGTCTTGCTTTAAATGCTTTACCTTATATCACAAAAGGTATAGGGGTATTCTATTCTAGCTTATTTGCTTTATTTACTTTAATTAAAAACGTAGGATTTGGAGCGGGTAAAATCCTTAAAGGGATATTTACTTTAGATTTCAAGTCTATTAGCGATGGATACGAGCAACTAAAAGGAAGTTGGGGCGAAGCAGTTAAAGATTTTGAGGCTACAAATAAGCGATTTAATGAAGGCACAAAGGAATTAACTAAAACCGAAAAGGAAAACTCTAAGAAAAGAGTAGAAAATAGAAAGACAGAAAAGAAAGAGAAAGATAAAGTTATCGATTCGGAGCTACAAGCTATGCGAGAGTTTCAAACTGAATACGAAAACTATCTTAAGCGTTTAACCGATATTCAAAAGCAGTATAATACTGAAATAGAAGACTTACAAGCGGTAACTGAACAACAAAAGCTAGATTTGTGGTATAAGCGTAGAGCGGAAGAAATAGACGCTATAACAAAAGACGCAGGCGAGAAGAATGATTTATACGCTTTATTAGAAACTGAAAGAGCGATTAAGCAAGCCGAAATTGAAAAGAAAAAAGAGGATGAACTAACTAAGATTAGACAAGAAGGCGAAGAGGCTCGTACAAAATATGAAGCTGAGCAATCGGACGCTAGAAAGAAAATAGCGGAATTAGAAGTTAAAGCAAAGCAAGAATTATTACAAATTGGAGCAAATGCTTTAGGAGTAGCGGCAAGTCTTTTAGGAGAATCAACGGATGAGGGCAAAGCGGCAGCAATTGCTTCTACTACCATTTCTACTTACTTAGCAGCTCAACAAGCTTATGCTTCACAACTTGCTATACCTACACCTGATGCGCCTTTTAGAGCGGCTTTAGCGGCTGGTGTTGCCGTAGCTTCTGGTCTTGCAAACGTGCAAAAGATTTTATCGGTACAAACTCCAAATGGAGGTGGTAATGGTGGTGGAGTTCCTAGTGGAGGAGCACCGCAAGCACCATCTTTCAACGTAGTAGGCACTAGCGGAGCTAACCAAATTGCACAAACATTAGGACGAGAGCAAGCCCCATTAAAAGCTTACGTAGTTGCTCAAGACGTAACAACACAACAAGCTCTTAATAGAAATATTGTTACCTCGGCAAGCCTTGGATAATTTGAAAATGTAACAAAAAAAACTTTAAACGTTTATAGGATATGCGAATCGTAGAATTAGTAATAGAAAAGGATTTAGACGGAATAGAAGCCGTAAGTCTGGTAGATGCGCCGGCAATAGAAGAGAATTTTATTGCTCTTAACAAAGAGTATAGAATGGACTTAGCCGAAGTAGATTCAGATAAGCGTATTCTTATGGGTGCTGCTTTAGTTCCTAACAAACAAATTTATCGAAGAAATGGTAAGGACGAGTTTTACGTATTCTTTAGCGAAGCAACCGTAAAGCAAGCGAGCGAGTTATTCTTAAAGAATGGAAACCAATCTAACGCAACTCTTGAGCATAAGAATAAATTCGAAGGGGCTACGGTTGTAGAATCTTGGATTATTGACAACCCAGAAATGGACAAGTCTAGGGCTTACGGATTCGATTTACCTAAGGGTACTTGGATGATTTCTATGAAGATAGAAGACGAGAAAGTTTGGAAGGAAGTTAAAGAGGGTAAATACAAGGGCTTCTCTATCGAAGGATATTTTGCGGATAAATTAGAGATGTCTTTACAAGAGCTAGAAGAGGAAGAGTTAATTAATCAAATCATAAATATTTTACAAGATGGCGAATAAAAAAACAAGCCCACAAGACTCTAAAAGAGCTTGTCTTTGCGAAGACGGGACTTACTCTAAAGAATGTTGCAAAGGCGAAGAAATTAATCAGGGAATTGGAGCTACCGAAGGGCAAGCTACCTCGATTATTATTAATACGAATGAAGCAAGAGTTATTATAAGAGAAAATTAAACAAATAAATAAATATGGAATACAAGAACAAGTTAAACAAGATTAAAGCTGTTCTTTCTATGGATGTTAAATTAGCTCAAATGAAGTTAGAAGATGGTATTACCATTATCGAAGCGGAAGAGTTTGAGCCGGATTACTCGGTAGGAATTGTAACAGAAGATGGTATTGTAGCTTTGCCAGTAGGCGAGTACAAGTTAGAGGACGGTAAAATCTTAGTAGTAGCCGTAGAAGGTATTATTGCTGAAATTAAAGAAGCTGAAGCTGAAGCTCCAGAAGTGGAAGTAGAAGTAGAAGTAGCACCGGAAGAGGTTATTGAGCCGGAGATGGCAGCCGAAGCTCCTAAAGCTAAGCGTATTGTAGAATCAGTATCTAAAGAAACTTTCTTTGCTGAAATCGAGAAATTACGCTCTGAGTTTTCTTTGATTAAGCAAGAGAACGAAGCATTAAAAGCGGAGAATGAATCTCTTAAGGTAGAGATGTCTTCTATTGAAGCAGGCGCTGAGCCTTTAGCTCACAATCCAGAAGCTGGAATCGCTCCAAAACCTTTTAGAATTAGTAAAAACAAAACGTCTTCAATTGAAGATTCAGTATTTAGTAAAATCTTTTCAAAATAATTAACAAACAAATTTAAAAAATGGCTACTACAACTAGTATTACAACAACTTACGCTGGCGAGTATAAGAATCAGATTATCTCGGCTGCTTTATTATCTTCTCCTACTATCGATGCGGGTGGTATCACGGTTAAACCGGGTATCAAGTACAAAGAAGTGGTTAAGAAATTATCTACGGATGCAATCTTAAAAGATGCTTCTTGTGATTTTACGGCTACGTCTACAGTTACTTTAACTGAGCGTATCTTACAACCAGAAGAATTCCAAGTTAACTTACAATTATGTAAGAAAGACTTCCATTCTGATTGGTTATCTGCACAACAAGGTTACTCAGCATTTGATGTATTGCCTTCTTCTTTCGCTGACTTCTTAGTAGCTCACGTAGCGGCTAAAGTAGCAGCTAAGAACGAGACTAACATTTGGACTGGTGTAACTGCTAACGCAGGTGAGTTTAACGGATTCTCTACATTATTAGCTGCAGATGCTGCTTTACCAGCTGCTCAAGAGGTTGCAGGTACAACGGTTACTGCTTCTAACGTAGTAGCTGAATTAGGTAAAATCGTAGATGCTATCCCAGCTGCTCTTTACGGACAAGATGGTTTACATATCTACGTATCTCAGAACATCGCTCGTGCTTACGTTCGTGCTTTGGGTGGGTTTGCTGCTTCTGGCTTAGGTGCTAACGGTACTAACGCAATGGGAACTCAATGGTATAACAACGGCTCTTTATCATTTGACGGAGTAAAAATCTTCGTAGCAAATGGTTTAGCGGCTAACACTGCAATCGCTACTTTGAAAGAGAACTTGTACTTCGGTACTGGTGTTCTTGCGGATATGGATGCTTCTTCTGTAAAAGTTATCGATATGGCAGACGTAGACGGTTCAGAAAACGTACGTGTAGTAATGCGTATGACGGCTGGTGTTCAGTACGGTTCGGTAGAAGATATCGTAACTTACGGAATCACTAACGCAGCTAACTAATTAGCTTATAAGATAGCACCTCGTTAATTCGGGGTGCTTATTTTTCATCTTTTAAATTAATCAATATGTCTTGTGATATTTCCTTAGGTAGAATTGAGCCTTGCAAAACGAGTAACGGAGGATTAAAAGCCGTTTACTTCGTGAATTGGGGCGATGCTACGGGGGTTACTTATGATGCTACAAACACGGATGCTATCTCGGCTGTAACTGGGACTCCGGTAGCTTATAAGTACGACCTAAAGGGTAATAGTTCTTTCGAGCAAACTATTACTTCTTCTCGTGAGAATGGTACTACCTTCTTCGAGCAAACGTTAAACTTAACGTTAAAACAATTGTCTATTGTAGACCATAAGCAAATTAAGCTTTTGTCTTACGGACGTCCTCAAGTTATCGTAGAAGATAACAACGGAAACTTATTCTATTGCGGTCTTCAGCACGGTATGGAAGTATCTGGCGGTACTATCGTTACTGGAGCTGCAATGGGAGATTTGAGCGGTTATACTTTAGTCTTATCTGGCCAAGAGCCAGTACCGGCTAACTTCTTAACTACTACTTTAGTAGCGGCTGGATTCACGGTAACTCCGGGCGCTTAGTCTTTTGTTGTTTGAGGTTTGAAATTGGGGGAGCAGATGTTCCCCTTTTTCGTTTAAAAGAAACAAAACCTATAAAATAACGTTTATAGAATAATGATAGTTTTAAGAGAATCCAATTTAGCGCAAAGTGTAAGATTCGTTCCTACTCGTAGAAATGCGGGGAATAAGCTATTTTTGCGAAACGAAACTACTAATGTAGAAGTAGAATATGATATTACTTGTACTCAAACGTCTTACTATCTTACTTTCTCAAAGGTATTAACTTTAGAAGAAGGGCACTTTTACACAATGACTATAAAGCAAGATGCCGAGTTAATCTTTAGAGATAAGGTATTTTGCACGAATCAAACAATAGGAGCGTATAGCGTTAATAATAACGAGTACGTTCAAAACGACCAAAATATAATTTTCTATGAGTAACGTTCACGTTTTTAACTTTGAATCTCATAAGCCACCGCAATCCGTAGAATCTAACAAAGAAGCTTGGGTTAATTTCGGAGACGATAACGACTACTTCAAGTACTTAATTGATAGATATAATAACTCAACTACAAATAACTCGGTTATTAACTCTATTAATAAGCTTATCTATGGTAGGGGCTTAGATGCTACGGACTCAAACAAGAAGCCGAACGAATACGCTCAGATGAAAATGTTATTCCGTCCTGAGGTATTAAAGTGCGTTATTACGGATTATAAATTACTTGGACAAGGATACTTTCAATTAATCTATAACAAGTCTAAGAATGCGATTATTAGAGTAGAGCACGTGCCAGCTCAATTAATCCGCTCCGAGAAATGCAACGAGAAAGGCGAAATTACTGGGTATTATTATTCTGATAACTGGCAAGACATTAAGAACTTTGTGCCAAAGCGTATTAGTGCGTTTGGTTATGGCGATAAAACGTTAGAGATTCTTTGTGTTAGAGATTATAGTGTAGGGCAAAAGTACTATTCTAACGTAGATTATATCGGTGCTTTACCTTATGCTAAGTTAGAAGAAGAGATTGCAGACTATTTAATTAATGACGTGCAAAACGGGTTTTCTCCTACTTCAGTTATTAACTTCAATAACGGTGTACCAGACGAAGAGAAACAAGGATTAATTGCAGCAGACGTAAAGCGTAAATTAGCAGGTTCTAGCGGTGCTAAAATTGTTGTAGCGTTCAATAGTGACGAGACAAAGAAAACGACTATTGATAGCGTACCTTTAAATGATGCTCCGGCTCACTATACATATTTGAGCGAAGAATCGAGAGGCAAGATTTTATTAGGTCACTCTATTACTAGTGGCTTGCTATTTGGTATTCCTTCTAACAATGGATTTAGCTCAAACGCAGACGAGTTAAAGAATGCCTCTATCTTGTTTGATAATATGGTAATTCGTCCTAAACAAGGAACGGTTTTAGATGCTATCGACAAAATTTTAGCGTTTAACTCTATTAGCCTAAATCTTTACTTTAAGACTTTGCAACCTTTGGAATTTATTGACCAGAATCCGGCAATGAATACCGAGCAAGTAGAAGAAGAAACTGGTTTAAAGCTTTCTTCTCAATTAGAGGAGCTAGAAACTTATGGAGAAGAGTTAGACCTTAATGAGTGGGAGTTAATCGATTCTAGGGTAGTAGAAAGCCTTGAGGAAGAAGAGAAATTAAACGCTGAGTTAGAATTATTAAACAATCCTAAAAAATCGGTATTTAGTAAGATTTGGGAGTTAGCAACGGTATCTACCGGAGTGGCTAGACCAGACTTAAAATCTGCTTTAGATGGTAAGTTATTTATTTCTCGTTATCGTTATAGCGGTAACCCTACTCCCGAAAGAGCATTTTGTAAAAAAATGATGCAAATGAATAAACTATATCGTAAAGAAGATATAGATAAAATGAGCCAAAAGAATGTTAATCCCGGCTTTGGTATGGCTCCTAACCCGAATGCTCCTTACGATATTTTTCTTTGGAAGGGAGGCGGTAAATTAAGCGAAGAGTTTCAGTTTGGGACTTGTAAGCATTTTTGGACGAGAGAAACTTATAAGAGATTCACAGACCCAAGAAAGAAAGGAGCGGTAGAGATTACCCCGGCACAAGCTCGCAAGGCTGGCGAAATTTTACCAACGGTAGACAAGAGAGCGTATATTGCGCCTCACGATATGTAATTTATAATAAGTTAATAATGGCACAAGCTTTATTTGTAAGTAGAGAGGATATTGTTAAGTTTACCGCTATTAGTGGTAACCTCGATGTTGATAAATTCGTTCAGTGGGTCAAAGTAGCTCAAGACACGCATATACAAGGATATTTAGGTACTAAGTTATTTAACAAAATTAACGATGGTATCGTAAATGCTAACTTGAATAGCTCTTATACAATGCTTTTAAACGTGTATATTAAGCCTATGGTTATCCATTGGACGATGGTAGAGTTCTTGCCCTTTGCAGCGTATACAATCGCAAGTAAAGGGGTATTTAAGCATAATAGCGAGAATAGTACTAACGTAGAAAAAAGCGAGGTAGATTACCTAGTAGAGAAAGAGCGTTCAATCGCTGAACATTATACTAGACGATTTATCGATTATATGAGTTTTAATCAATCTTCATTCCCAGAATATAATACGAATAGCAATGCAGATATGTACCCAGACAAAAGCTCCTTTAGCGCAGGCTGGTACCTCTAGGGGTAAATACACTCCTAAAGCTTCCAATATTAAAAAACTAAAGGTTTACCTTAACAAAATAGAAAATGGCTCTTAATTTCACGCATACAAAAGGCGATACATTTAACGAAGTAGCTTTTGAAGTAAAGAAGAACGGCACGGCTATAGATTTAACCGGTGCAACTATTCGAATGCAACTTCGGAAATGCTACTCGGATGTAAGTGCGGTCTTGTCTCTTACTTCGGTAGCTTCGGCTGGCATTACAATCACAAACGCAACTAGCGGACAATTCAAAATCAATGCTCAAATAATCGACATTGAAGTATTTAATTACGTGTATGATATTCAATTTACTTTAGCAAGTGGCGAAGTAAAGACATACGTAAAAGGAGGATTCAACGTAACACCAGAAGTAACACGCTAAGAAATGGAAGATATTATAGACATCATAGTTACCGAAACTACCAATTTAATCGAGATTACGTCTCAACCTACGGATGAGATTATCGATGTCAATATAATAGACAATAGAGAGGACATTACGCTTAACGTAACACCTTCGGTAGTAGAGATTAATATAAACTCCTTAACGGGTAACTTTGGGGTTAATTGGGGCGATATTGAAGGGACGTTATCCAACCAAACTGACCTACAAACCGTTTTAAACGCAAAGGCAGACTTAGTAGACGGAAAAGTACCTTCGTCTCAATTGCCTAGCTATGTAGATGACGTAGTAGAAGTAGCTAATTATGCTTCGTTACCCGTTACGGGAGAAGTAGGTAAAATCTATATTACGTTAGATACTAATTTTATTTATCGCTGGAGCGGTTCAACATACATTGAGATTAAAGATTCAAGTGCCGTATGGGGTGCGATAACTGGAACGTTAAGCTCTCAAACCGATTTACAATCTGCTTTAGACGCAAAAGTACCTTATACTGGTGCTACTGGAAACGTTAATCTAGGCGAATACGGAGCAACGGTAGGTTATTTAGGATTTGATACTACACCTACTAGCACACCAACTGGAATTGGTACTACTTATTGGGATTCTTTTTATAGAACGTTATCATTAATAGATGGCGATGGAGATACTACTTTACAAATAGGTCAAGAACAAAGAGTTTTAGTTCACAATAATACGGGCTCTACTTTAACCGATGGGCAAGTAGTTTATGTAATTGGCTCAACTGGCGAGCTTCCAAGCGTAGCTTTGGCTTCAAATACAAGTGAAACTACTTCAAGCGTTACTTTTGGTATCGTTACCGAATCTATCGCACACGGAGCAAATGGATTTATTACTACTAGTGGAATTATTCACGGGTTAAATACAAATGCTTATGACGAAGGAGCAGCAATTTACTTAGGTTCTACGGCTGGCACGTTTACTCAAACAAAACCAGTAGCCCCAGCTAATAGTGTTTTAGTAGGATACATAATCAAGAAATCGGGTGGTAATGGTTCTATCTTTGTTAAGATTCAAAATGGTTATGAATTAGAAGAGCTTCACGATGTTTTAATTACTTCAAAAGCTAATAACGATGGTTTATTCTACGAGTCATCAACAAGCCTTTGGAAGAATAAAAGTATTGCAACCGTTTTAGGATATAGCCCAGAGCAACCTTTGACTTTTAGTTCTCCTTTAATACGTACTTCAAATGCAATATCTATTCCAGTGGCAACTGCTACAATTAATGGTTATCTAAGCTCTACGGACTGGACTACTTTTAATTCTAAGGTTTCTGGCTCAGGAGCTACAGGACGATATGCAAGATGGACTTCAACTGGTGTTATATCGGATGGTTTTATTCAAACCACAAGCAATATTACCTATGTTGAAGGAATGGGTTTAAATACTATAAATGGTTTAGACATTGAAGGTAACTATGGAGGTGGTACTGGTGGGCTTAAATTACGTTCTTACGATGAAACTACGGGTAAGGCATTTATGGAGTTTATCAATACAAGCGGAGTATTCCGTTTAGGTATTGAAGGCTCAACTGGTGGCGGTATCCTTCCTGGTTCTACTGCTTACGCTACAGTTTTAACGAGTGGATTAACTGCTAAGAATTTAGAGTTTGGTACTAATAATACCAAGCGAATGACTATTGATGGTACGACTGGAGCGGTGACTTTAACTGGAGCTTTAAGCGGTACAAGTGCAACGTTTAGCTCAACATTTACTACTAATGGAATTAGCGTAGTTAATTCAGATGTTCATCAAGCATCAACCGTAGGCATTTATTGGGGTGCTCCATCTACTTATGTAATAGGTATAACTGGTAACACGGCTAACGGAAATCTATCTTTTATTACTGGAAGTACGGTTAAGACAACAATCACTTCCTCTGGCAACGTAGGCATCGGAACAACTTCGCCAGGAACTGGTAGCTTAGCTAAATTAGAAGTTTCACAATCTACTTCAACTGGAGCAGCAGCTAGATTTATTACAGCATCTTCTAATACTTCAACTACACAAGAATATCCTTTATACATTACAACTAACGAGGCTTGGGCTTCTAATCCTTTTGGTTTTGAATTTGGATTAAAAGGTAATGCAACTTCAAGTTTAAGAAGTGCATATATTCAAACAGTTACGGTAAACTCTTCGAATGATGGTAATTTATTACTTCAACCTAATGGGGGAAAAGTATTTATAGGTAAAACAACTGGAAGCTCAAAGTTCGGAGTTTTTGGATTACCAACTTCTTCATCTGGTCTTTCAAGCGGAGATTTTTACCAAGTAGCTGGTGTTGTAATGGTAGTACCTTAATAATAAATTTTAAAATAAATAATATGTCTTTAACCAAAAAGGCAGAAGGAATGGCGATATTTTTTCATAATAAATACGAACTATTAGCTAAATATTATAACTATAAAACAAGAGCAGATACTAAAATATTTGATAAAAATAGTCCTAATGGGAAATTAATAATAGCAGTTTGCGAATCTTGGATTATTAATAAATTAGAAAAATTAAAAAATAAATAATATGGCATTCACTTGGGTAATATCTCAATTAGACTCTATCCCTTCTCTTGATGGAATGGATAAAGTAATTAGCACAATTCATTACAGAGCGCAAAAAGAATATGTGACTAAGTATAAAGATAGTGAATACAAAGACATAGAATATACTGCGTTTACGGCTGACACTTACGGAGCTTTAAGCGTAGATGCACCACACGAAGCGAGCTTCACTCCTTACGATGAAGTCACTAAAGAAATGGTCGAAGGATGGCTTACGGCTTCACTAGACTGCGAGGCAATCGAGGCGAATTTGGATGCACAGATTCAGAACTTTTTGAATCCCCCAGTGGTGGCCTATGCGCTACCTTGGCAATAAAAAAGAACAAAAAGTATTAAATTACGTTTATAATCAAACAAACAACAAAAAGAATGAAAATTGATTTAAATTTTAGTCTTGTAGACTTAGATGGTAAAGCCATCGAAAACGCTAACGCTGGTAAATTAGTGGCTAGCTCTCTTGTTCAACAATCTAAAGGGGATGCTCTTAAGTTTTGGGATTGGGCGGTAGCACTAAACAAAGGCGAGGTATTAGACTTAGATTCTAGCGACCAAGAGACGTTTAAAAACTTCATTAAAGATAACGAGAACTTCGCTATTATTGCTAAGGCTCAAATTTTACACAAACTAAAAAAAGACTAAAGTGTTAAACTCCCTTCCCGATTGGCTCACAAACATACTAGCTGCTTCCGTTGCATCACTTGCAACTTATTTTAGCACACGTAAAAAAGAGAACGTAGACATACAAGGAGGGGAGTTATCAAATACACAAGAAGCCATTAAGATATGGCGGGAAATGGCGCAAGAGATGAGCGATAAAGTAAAGGAACTATCCGATAAAATCGACAATCTAACCGCTGAAGTACATAGTCTTAAAAGCGAGAACTCTTCGCTTAAATCTAAACTAAATCTTCTTGATGAAAATAACGAAGTTAAGCCAAAAAGGGTTAGAGCTAATAAAGCAGTTTGAAGGCTTGAGCCTTACTCCTTATGTCTGCGCTGGGGGTATAAATACAATTGGGTACGGGAACACGTACTATATGAACGGTAAGAAGGTTACATTAAAAGACAAGCCTCTTACTTTACAACAAGCCGAAGAGCTTCTTAAATTCTCACTTACAACTTATGAAAAAGCGGTTGATTCATTTTGTAGGGACGATATATCTCAAAGCCAATTCGATGCACTTGTTTCTTTTGCTTATAATCTAGGCACTAGCGCACTTCAAAAATCTACCTTAATTAAAAAGGTTAATGCTAATCCGAAAGACCCAACAATTAAAGCCGAGTTTCTTAAATGGAATAAAGCTAATGGAAAAGTTTTAGCCGGATTAACTAAAAGAAGACAAGCCGAAGCAAACCTTTACCTCTCATAATATGCGAAATTTACTAATTCTTTTGGCTTGTGTTGCGTTTATTTCTTGTAAACGCACAAAGACCTTAACCGAGTATAAAGAACTCGTTAGAATCGATACTATCAAAAGTGAAAAGATAGTAGAAAGATTCAAAGCTATACACGATACAATTACAATTGTAAACCCTTGCGATTCGAGCGGGGTGCTAACTAGATTCTACTCTAAGCTAATTATCCCACAAGGTAACATTACTATAAAATCAGATGGGACTAGTATTAAAGCTCAAGTAGATTTAGATTCTACTAGAAGCGAGATAGAGAATAACTATCGTAACTCTCAGGTTAAATGGATTGAGTATCGAGACAAAGAGGTTATTAAGTACCAAGTACCTACTTGGGTAGTCGTATTATTGTTAGTAGAGTTCTTAGCACTTGTAGCTTGGTTATACCTTAAATTTGGACTAAATGGCATTAAGTAAAAAGTGGGAAGCGATTAGAGACCATTTCTATTCGACCAATTTAACAAGAGTAGACTTTGAGCGTGAGAACTATCAAAGCTATGGCTTTAGTAGCCAAGAGATATTTCACGGGCTTATGAGTCGTAATAACATTGGGGTTAAATCTAGAAGCGAATACTTTAAAAATACTAGACCAGCTGCTCAAATAGAATCATTTGACGTAGACGAGCTAGACAATTTCGGTATTGAAGAAAGCATTGGTAAGGAATATACGAGCTTACGACTAGAGGACAAGTTCAAGAAGGTAGGAATTATGAGCGATATACACGTTCCTTTTCATTCTATGAGTGCTTTAACTTGCGCCATCAAATACCTACGAGACGAGAGTATAGATTGCTTAATCCTTAACGGTGATATTATGGATTTCTACGCTATCTCTAGGCACGAAAAAGAAAAGGATTTAAGAGACTTTGCTAAAGAGATTGAGATGGGTCGTAACTTCTTACAAAAGATAAGAGACCTATTCCCTTTAATTCCTATCTATTATAAGATGGGTAACCACGAAAATAGATGGCAAAGGTATCTTAATGAACAAGCCGAAGAGTTTTCTGCACTTCACGAAATGCAATTTGAGCCTTTCTTTAGATTAGATAAACTAGGATTGACTTACGTACCTGATTGGCAAGGTATAGAGGTAGGTAATTTATTGGTTGCACATGGCCATGAATTGATGGCAGGAGGGATGAATCCTAGCCAAACTACATTTAATAAGACTTTTTGTAATACACTAATTGGGCACGTTCATCGAACTACAAATACTATTAAAAAAACTGGATTTAAAGAGTTTATTCATACTCATAGCACTGGGTGCTTAACCCAATTATCACCTAAATATTACCCATTTGCTCAACATAATCATGGATTTGCCTTAGTAGAAATAGATAATGGCAAAACAAAAGTCCATAACATTATGATAAAAGATGGAAAAATAGTTTAGATTTGTAGGATTTGTTTTCATAATAGAGTTTTTATAGGTTTAGAATTGTGTATTGAATGCCCTTAGATATTATCTATGGGCATTTTTGTTTCAAAGAAATAATTAATAAAAAATTTAAAAAAGATTTTTTTATTTAAAATATAGTTGTATCTTTGAAGTGTCAATAAGGCAAAACAATTCTAAACACAATCAAAATGAGAGAGCATCTAAAACAAATCGACAAGAACGACATCGCCGGAGCTATTCTAATCTCCACGTTCGCTTACATTACTTACTACGTTATCTATTTTATTCAACACATCTAAACCTATGAGCATCCTAAAAGCACAATTCCAAGACTCATCTGGAATCTACACTATGACTTGGACGTATAATCCAGAGCTTTGGCAAGCACGAGATATTATCTCACACGAATGCCATAAATCAAATTCTAAACTTGTAAATATTATCTCAAATGAAAAACTTAATTAAAGCATTATCGGAGTTTCAAAACGAATGCCCGATTATCCACAAGGATACCAAAGGACATAACTACACTTATGCCGACTTGCCTCAAATCTTTAGCGTGATTAATCCGCTACTTAAAAAGCATAAGCTTTGCTTTACTCAGCTACTAGAGAACGATGGCATTAGAACTATTCTTTTCCACGTAGAGAGCGGAGAACAAATCGAGAGCCATACACCGATACCATTAGTAAAGTTAGGTGCTATGAACGAATATCAGAGCTATGGGTCGGGTGTTACGTACTTCAGACGTTATGCTTTAAGCTCGATGCTTGGGTTAGTTACAGACAAGGATACCGATGCTTCGGGTTCATCTATGCCGGTTGCTCAATCTCCTAAGTTCCGTTTAGATATGCTTAACAACGTCCACACGGAAGACGAGTTAGGTATGTTATACAACTCATTTAAAAGCTCACTAACTCCTAGCGATTTAGAAGCATTCAAAACACGTAAACAACAATTAAATAAATAACAATGGGACAATTAATTAATGCTCAAATTAACAAGTCAAAGTTACAAGGCTTGGTTCACTACACAAACAAACGTACTAACGAAGAATCGGTAAATATTACCATCTCGTTAAACGATGCACCCGACCAGTACGGGAATAATGCTTCTATCTGGATTTCACAAACCAAAGAGGAGCGTGATGCAAAGACTCCAAAGGTTTACTTAGGCAATGGAAAAGTTATTTACGATTCAAATATGCCTAAACAAAATGCTCCCGAGTTCCCTAAAGAAGCTCCAGTATTACCACAAGATTTGCCCTTTTAGTATGTATAAGCAAGACCTAACTTTTACTTTCTTCAAAGCACCTTCTAATACTTGGAAGGTTACAAGAAACTTAGAGACTGAATCCGAGTACAACTTGTTTATTAGTCAATGGAATAAGGATGGCTTTGAGTTAATAGCCGAAGAACCAGTTAAGCAACTAGCTAACGATTACCCACAAGTATTAAAGCTAAATTTAAAAGGCGAACGAGGTGGGTATTACTCAACGGTTCAACGCTTTGCAACTAGTCACGATTATACAAGATATTGTGACGAGCGATTAATGGAAGGTTTAAAAGTTATTGGGTCTGAGCCATATAAAAATTTATAAAATGAAAGTAAAGAAAATGAGTATTTATCAGCTATGCGCTGACCGTCTAAACGCTAAGGGGGTAAAGCCCTTTAGTGCTAGGCAATGGAGCTTACCTTTGATACAACAAACCGTATATGGCAAGGTGAACTACCCAGAAGTAATGGAAGAAATTAAACTAATAATGAAAGAACATGAGCAATCAAACATTTAAAGAAGGAGACAACGTTTTTCACGCAGCTTATGGCTGGGGTAAAGTAATGAGTATTGATGAAGAAGACAAATTAGAATGCCCAGTAGAAGTAGAGTTTTATAATTGGGGTTGTGAAACATTCACAGACGATGGAAGAACTATGCCAGGTTATCCTATGGTTTTATCTTTTACCGAATACACCCTTGAAGGATTCAGCCAAAAGCGACCTGAACCATTACCTGAAATAGGTCAGATTGTTTGGGTTAGGGATAGAGAGTACGATAATTGGATGATTACATACTTTAGAAGATTTAACAATGAATCTACATCAAGATATGGATGCAATCCAAGAAACTCATCTGATTCAATGAGTATTTATTATTATGGATATTTAACAACCAAAAACCCATATGCAAATGAGAACAATAACTAAATCAGTAATTAAGCTATCGGAGATACCTGTAGAATTACATCAGCACATAGTTAGTGACCATAAAGTTCATACTTACTTAGAGTTTCATATTGATGATTGTGACACGCAATGTCCTTTGACACAATGGTTAGTAGAAACATATCCCACAATCAAAAGAAAAATTAGTTTCTTAATTCACATAGACATTTAAAATAATGAACTATAAAGAAGATTACGCACAATCCTATGCTGATTATAAAGGATTAAATCCAATTATAAATTGGCGAATAAATGAAATAGAAGAAATTCTTAATTCAACAAAAGGATACGAAGACATAAAAGTCGTATTTGAATTTTTTCAAAATTATGAATACAAGAATACGACATACGTTTGCAGAATCAAACTTGTTGATGGCAATAAAATATTGCTAAGATATGAATGGGTTATACAAGATAAAGAAAAAGAAGATGCATATGCTATTGCTTGGAATGAAGCAACAAAAATACTTATGAGGGATATTTGGCTTACAGCAATTGATTCATTTAAAAATTTATCTTATGCAAACTAAACAAACGGCAGTAGATTTTTTAATACACGAAATAAGTGATATTATAGGAATTATAGCTCCAGATGCTTTTAGCTCTGCGTTAATAAGGATTAAATACGACAAAGCCAAAGAAATGGAGAAAGAACAGATACTTGATGCTTGTCATCACGGTGTAGATTATGATAAATCACCTTACAAAAATGCAGAAGAATATTATAACGAAACTTATGAATAATAGAGAAATAGTAGACATCTTAAAAGCCGAGAGCGGTAGAGAGATTAGAATTTACGAAACGAAGACTAGCACGTTTAAGCATAGAGATATAACCTTTGGAGCTTACTACTCAGTGCATTATATCTTAGGTAATAAAGTGGATATTTACGAGGGGTATTTAATCGAAACAACTCCCGAGAATAGAACTCTTATCTTTTGCCAAGATAGAGAAGGTAGAGGCAAGCGTGTAGGTATTCCGATTTACAATATTATAAACTATTCTAAGATATGACACCAAAGCAAAAAGCAACCGAATTAATTAAACATTTTACTAATTGTCAAGTACGCAATAGTAAAAGCAAACAAGAGGCAATTGCTGCCGCAATACTACATATAGATTTACTCGTAGGAGTTACGCTAGGAGAAGACCTAGATTACTGGGAAGCGGTACAAGATGCCATAATAAATACTAACTAATATGAAAAAGAAAATTACTGCAATGATGCAATTTATTGAATGGGTTGATGAATTTGAATATACATTGCCTTTAGAATTACAGGTTAAGGCACTAGAATGTTTGACAATTGAAAAAGAGCAGATAAAAGATGCTTGGTTAAGTGGTCAAGATGATGGGGCAACTATTTGCACACCAAATCAACACTATCCAGATGAAAATTATTATAACGAAACTTATGGAAAAACTAATATTTAACAAATGGCAAGAGCATATAGCTAAAGAGCTAAGTAAAGATTATAAAAAGCTCTACTACTCAGCTAAATACGTGAAGAAAAAAGATGTAAAAAAAGTTTTACTTTCTAAAAATTAGTTATATTTGTAGAACAATAAGCCTAGCGGGTCGTAGCGGTAGGGTTATTTTAAGGGTTAAAACAACCTAAAGCCAGTTTTGCACTACGACGCAAGCTGGCTTTTATTTTTTAAATAATATGGAAAATTCATTAGTAGAAATTGGAATGAAAGTTGTGCCTCATTCAAAAAGTTACGCACAAGATTTACACAATTCTCAGCATTGGAAGATAGCTAAAGAAAAGGGGCAAGAGTATTTATATGTAAATTATATTCATCCTTCAAAAACACACAAAAGAGTCTTTGTGTTGAGCTTTGAGCCTACAAGCCCTCCTTCACCATCTGTTGGAGACTTCTTTTTATCAGATGATTTTGAACCTTATTTTGAGCAATAATGGAAAAAGAAGCATTTTATTTCCCGCATTTTTGTAATGCAAGGCATGACCGCAAGATTAGGCGATTAAGAAAAGAGTTAGGTACAGAAGGTTATGGTATTTATTTTATGCTATTAGAGACGTTAAGAGAGCAACAAGACCTAATGTATCCTTTAGCAGATTTAGACCTCTTAGCTGAAGAGTTTGGGGTATCAGAAGCAAAGGTAAGAGTAGCTGTATGTAACTATCAATTATTTGAGATTGATGAAGAAGAGAAATTCTTTTCTCCTAAGATGTTAGTTTATCTTGAGCCTTACTTTAGAATGAAAGAACAACGTAAATTAGCTGGTAAAGCATCAGCCGAGAAACGATTGCTCAACGACCGTTCAACGACCGTTCAACAAAGTAAAGTAAAGGAAAGTAAAGTAAATGAAATAAAAGAAAAAGAAATTAAAGAAGATTTTAACGCTTTGCTTATGCCTTTTGCTAATGACTTGGGACCAGAGTATATGAACTTTGCTTTGTATTGGACTGAAAAAAATAATAAAGGAAAAGAGAGATGGGAATGCGAAAAGTTTTTTGATATTAGCAGACGAGTTAAAACTTGGATGAATAACAATTCTAAATTTAAAAACAATGGAACTAACGACAAACAACCGCTCGGAACATCTGCCGCAAGAATGGAAGCCATTAAAAACTGGTAACGCTTCCGCTAATATCATACTACAAGCACAGAGCACTCAAAGCTTACGTTTAAGACACGAAGAGGACTTAAAGCAAGTGTTACGTTACTCAATGGTTTTAGTGGGTCTTAGAGGCAATAATATGCCTACCGAAGAAGAGAAGTTTGTATTACTAAATTTTATACGCTCAAACTTTGGAAACCAAACACCAGAAGAGATAAAGTTAGCTTTTGAATTAGCGGTAAGTGGTAAACTTGGTATCGATGCTAAATGCTACGAAAACTTCTCTTGTGAGTACTTTGGTCGAATTATGAAGGCTTACATAGATTACGCTAGACAAGAGACTATAACGGTAGTAAAAGAGATAGAAGCTCCTAAAGAAATACCTAGCGATGCGGACTTAAAAATGGCAGCTATTAACTCGGCTAATATGTATAGCCAAGAAATGATTAGATGTCACGAGCGTAATATTAAAATGAACTGGTTAGCGGGAGGTTTACACGTTCTTTACGATTATATTGTAAAATTTGGTATTTATGAAGCCAGCCCAGAGGACAAAAAAAGGATTTACGCTACTCTTGTAAACAAATTCGATAACAAAGATGAGTTAATTATCGCTTGCAAAGCGGCTTGTTATAGAGAGTTTATCGAAAACTTAGCAGACTTTAACGCTTATTTAGATGAGAACGGGAATATTAAACCAATAGACTAATGGCAAGGCATAATAAAATACTAGAACACAAAACGACTTGCTTACATTGTGGGCATAAATGGAATCCCGAGATATTGCAAAGCATAATGTACGAGCAAAATAAAGAATCTGTTAATATGAAATGCTTTTGCGGTTCACGTTATAGGCTATTTGAAAACGTAAATGGATTTATGGTATTTCGAAAATACATAATGAAAAAAGACCAAGTTAAACGAAAGACAAAATGATAACTATACTCGGACAAGTCCCTAGCAAATCGAATGGGTACAAGATTGGTAACAATAGGCTTTATAAATCTAAAGAGCTAATAGAGTACGAGAATAAGTTTAAATGGTTACTAGCTTTGGCTAAAGGTAAACCAAGCGAGCCTATTAAAGATAAGTTTAGCATTGAGATAGTAGTTTATTTTCAATCGAATAGAAGCGACTTAGACAACGCAGCAAAGATAATCTTGGATTGTTTACAAAATAGCGGGGTAATAGAAAATGATAGGCTATGTCATAAGTTAATAATGTACAAGTTTATTGATAAGCATAACCCAAGAATCGAATTTGAGATAACTAAGCTATGACTTATAACAACGATTTTAAATTTGATTTAGAGTTTGGTGTTTTAAATGGCGAAACTTGGTTCCACGAATTAGTAACCGGAAAAAAAGTAGAAGTTAAAAGCGATAGGCGAACTCAAGAAACTGGTAACGTTTATATTGAGTACTGGTCAAGAGGTAAACCGAGCGGAATTTCTACAACTCAATCCGATTACTACGTTTATAAAGTAGGAGAAGAACAGGCCATAATTATAGCAACTAGTAAATTAAAGATTAAGATTAAAGAATTAGTAGAACAAGGTAAGGCTAGAATGGATGTAAAAGGAGGAGATAATAACACAAGTAGAGGTGTTTTATGTAAACTAAACGATTTAATAAATTAATATGGAAAACAAACAAACGGCTTTAAATTGGATATTAGAAAGACTATCTACATATATTCATTATCCTTATGCACATTCAGCTGGATATGACCTAGAAGAATTAATTGAGCAAGCTAAAGCAATGGAGAAAGAGCAGATAATTGATGCACGAGTAAGTGGATTTGCATCAAGTGCTGAAGGATGGAATGGAGAAATTCCGTGTATGAAATGGAGTGAAATGATAAGAGAAACTAAATGTGAGGAATATTACAACGAAACTTACGGCAATGCTAACAACTAATCAAACAAAGGCTATCGAATGGATAGAGGCTCAATTGCTTAAACCTAATGAGCGATTTATACTAAAGGAAGGTATTCATATAGACGACTTACATTCGTGTCTTAGAACGCAAAAGGAACGAATAATATTTGGGATTGACCCGCTTAGAAGATTAGCATTTTTACGAGTAAGAGAAATTAAGAATTATTTAAACGAGCAATACAAATGAGCAACATAGAAGATTTAATTAAGACACAATACATTAGTTTAGATTCAGCAAAACTAAGAGTATTTGTAGATGATTTAAAAAAGTTTGAACCAATATTTAATTTACATAAATGTGTAAATTCAAACGAACGTTATAGTGGAAATTTTATACCAATATATATTCCAGACAAAGAAAAGAGAGCAAAATATAATATACCTAGTTTTGTAGAAGACATATCTATATCAAGTGATTATACATTTGAGAATTGCCTTATTATATTAGTAAATGATTGGTATGACATAAATTTACTTCACAATTGGATTCAAGATTATCTAAACCAAAAATACAAATGACACCAAAAGAAAAAGCAGAAGAATTAATTAATAAGTTTATTTTATATACTGAAAAATATTCAGATGGTTGGATAGAATCAGATTTACACGCTGCTAAAAAAATAGCAATTATTACGCTAGATGAAATGGAAGAAGTTTATGCAAGTGAAGTTTGTGCTATATTAAAATCAAAAGAAAAAGCACAATCGTTTAAAAGCAAATATTTACTTGAAGTTAAAAAAGAAATTTTAAAATTTTAAAAGCAAAATGGATAGATACGCATTCGGAGAACTCCATAAATTAGAGGGCAAAATTTGGGATATACAGGTAGGAAAAACAAATTTTGAAGATTATAAAATAGCTTTATTAATATGTCAAATTGTAAAGGATGAGCTATATAATTATAGCGACAGAATGGAATCCTATAAAGCCTGGAATGAAATAGAGAAACTTTTACTAGAGAAAAAATTATGAGACTAAGCCAAGAAGACAAAGACAAAGCACTTACATATTTTACAATGTGCCAAGCGTTAATACATATTATCGAGGATGAATGGATAGGAAATCCGGCGAATAGACAAAGGGTAAAGTCTATAACGAATCAACAACTAACCGAGCTTAATAAGGTGGTCGAGATATTACTACCGAGAGGAGACTATAGCGAAGAAGGTATGAGAGCTACCGAGCAATTTACAGATGCAGCGGAGGCAATGTTATACTTTTATAGATTAGGAGTAAAGTTATCTCGTATTGATGACATAAGAAGAGAAGGTTTTACAATACAAATGAATATTTTGCTAAAATCCTATGAAATAAATGTTTAAAAATTTTGTTTAATCGATTTTTTTCATTAAACTTTGCAAAAGTTAGGTGGCGGAATGGTAGACGCTAAGTGGTAAAGCTAACCACAGACAAAGCTGTGACGGACTCAGAAGTACAATGAGTTGAAGTAGAGAAGATTACGCATGGTTATAGGTTCGAATCCTGTCCTGACTACGGGGATGGTTAGCACTACACAGCATTATAGAACTAGGAAGTGCAAATTTTAAACAACAAATTATGAACTACGTAGAACCTCACGAAAAACTTAGTTTAGTTAATCACCCCCAACACTACCAAGGAAACGGAATCGAAGTAATAGATATAATTGAAGCATTCAGTTTAAACTTCTCTCTAGGAAACTCAATAAAGTATATTTTAAGAGCAGATAAGAAAGGGAATAAGAAGCAAGACCTCGAAAAAGCGATTTGGTATCTTAACAACGAGCTAAAAAAATTCAATGGATAAATTAGTATTACAAGCTATTTGGGTAGGAATTGCCGAGATAGCTTTTATTATTTATATGAGCTACTTGATAGTTCAAGAATCAAAGAAGCGATGAAACCAGACGAAAGAGCCAAATCGATTTTAAACAACGCTTTTTACTTTACTGGTAATAAGAACCTAGCTAAAGAGCTTGCGCTTTGGATATGCGAACTAATAGGCGAAACAAAGCCTAAGATTGACGATAAGATTTACTGGAAGTTAGTAGCCGAAAACATTTATTTACTTTAGTGCAAGACATAACTATTCTAACTGATAAGCATAAGCACTGGGTCAAAATTGTAGAAGGTTTTGGCGAAAAGAATTACGCTCAAGATGTTGTTCAAGAGGCTTATATAAAAGTCTTAAAGATGAACAAAGATATTAATTATGCTTACTTCTACTACACGCTTAGAAGTCTTACGATGGACTTGCACTCAAAGAAAGTAGTTAAATGCGAGATTACAAGAGACATAGAGTATATGCTTCGAGAGGACGATAGCAACGAACTAGCGGAAGAACTTGCACAACCTTATTTAGAATTTATAGAGACTTGGAATTGGTACGATAAGAAGATGTTTTTACTATGGGTAAACAATAACATCTCAATACGTAAGCTTTCAAGAGAAACAAAGATTAGCTTTAAAAGTGTTTACAATACAATTAGAAAGTGTAAAGAAAGAATCAAACAATGGCAAAAAGACCAATTAAAAGAAGAGTTATTGTAGAGCCTAAAGAAGAGGTAGCTACATTCTCGAACGCTCAGGGGTTAGGAGATACTATCGAAGCGTTTACTACCGTTACCGGAATCAAGAAAGGGGTAGAGTTATTATCTAAAGCCTTAGACTGGGATTGTGGTTGTGACGAACGCAAAGAGAAGCTTAATAAGCTATGGTCGTATCGCAAACCTAAGTGTTTAGTTCAAGAGGATTACGAGTACTTAAAAGAGTTTTTCTCTAAGCCTCAGAACTCTATCACTCCGAAGGTGCAATGGGATTTAACCGACATCTACTACCGAATCTTTGATATTAGATTAGAGGCTTCATCTTGTGCTTCGTGCTGGCGAGATTACATTTCACAAATTAGACAAGTTTATAACGTATTTGAAGAAGAAAATAATGGATAAGGTAGACAAACGAGGAGGAGCCAGAGAAGGGGCTGGTAGAAAGTCTAAAGCTGAAGAGCAATCTTTAGTAGAGAAGCTAACACCATTAGAGCCTAAAGCATTTGCGGTACTAGCCCAAGCGTTAGAAGACCACAAAGACTGGGCGGTTAAGCTATTCTTTCAATATCAGTTTGGTATGCCTAAACAAGTGGTAGACCAAAACACTACGCATACGATTAATGACTTTGACATTAAGGACATTGTAAAATTTAAGTGATAGAGCTAAATAGGAAATATGTACCTTTATTTGAAAGCGGAAGTAGGTACTTTGTAATTACGGGTGGAAGGGGTTCGGGCAAATCGTTTGCTTTGAACTCCTTTCTTTTGCTTCTAACGTACGAAGTAGGACACGTGATACTATTTACCAGATATACGCTTACTTCGGCTCATATCTCAATTATACCCGAGTTTGTAGAGAAAATAGAAATGGCTGGTCTTGAATCAGACTTCTACATAACTAAAGACGAGATTATAAACACTCGCACCAACTCAAAGATTTTATTTAGAGGTATCAAGACTTCAAGCGGTACACAGACCGCTAATCTTAAATCGTTACAAGGTGTTACGACTTGGATACTAGACGAAGCCGAGGAGCTAACAGATGAAGACATCTTCGACAAGATAGACTTCTCTATACGTAATAGCCAAAGGCAAAACCGAGTTATCTTAATATTAAACCCGACTACCAAAGAGCACTTTATTTATAATCGATTCTTTGAAGAGAAAGGAGTTCAATCTGGACAATCAACAACGAAAGGCGATACGACTTACATACATACCACGTACAAGGATAATATTGATTATCTAAGTGAATCGTTCTTGAATCAAATCGAAGCCTTAGAGCGTACAAATAAACGCAAATACGAGCATACGATTCTAGGTGGATGGTTAGACAAAGCCGAGGGGGTAGTATTTACTAACTGGTCTTACGGACAATTTAATCCCGACAATCTACAAACCTCATTCGGCCAAGACTTTGGTTTCTCGATTGACCCTACTACGTTAGTAGAAGTGGCAATAGATAAGACTAAACGTAAGATATATGTTAAGGAGCATCTTTATAAGCCTAAGCTAACTACAAGCGAGATAGCGCATATTAACAAGCGTGTATGCGGTAAAGGATTAATAGTAGCGGATAGTGCCGAGCCTAGGCTAATAGCCGAGCTTCAGTCTCAAGGATGTAATATAATTGCGACGGAAAAAGGGGCTGGAAGTATTACGGCAGGTATCGCCTTAATACAAGATTACGAATTGATTGTAGAATCTAACTCACAAAACATTGGTAAAGAACTCAACAATTACATTTACTCAGATAAAAAATCTGGGCTTGTGGTCGATAACTTTAACCACTGCTTTACCGGTAATACATTGGTCGAAACAATTAAAGGTCAAGTACCAATTAAAGACATTAAGATAGGAGATTTAGTAAGAACTTCTACCGGCTTTAAAAAGGTATTATTAAAGCATAATAACGGTAAGAAACAAGTAAGAAAATACTCGATGCAATTCGATACTTATTTAGTATCTTTGTGTAGTACAAAAACTCACAAAATAAAAACTAATAAAGGATGGACACAAATTCAGAAATTGCAAACGGGACAAGAAATGTACCTATCCAAGAATTTCTTGGCAAAGAATACTATTTATACCCAAACGAAAGATATTTCTCAAAAGGGAATAAAAGACTTCATAGGGTTATTTGGGAACATTATAAAGGAGAAATTCCCAAAGGTTACGACATTCATCACAAAAACGGTGAAACAACAGATAATAGGATTGAAAATTTATCTCTTATTAGCCGAAGTTTACACGCAAGATTTACGGGTAAGCAAAGGTTTAAAAACGAGCCTGAATGGTTTGTTAAGTTTCAAGAAAAAGGAATTGAGATTGCAAAAGAATGGCATAAATCACCCGAAGGAAGAGAATGGCATAAAGAACACGGGAAAAAAGCTTGGATTAATAGACCATACAAAACCTGCAATTGCATTGAATGTGGTAAAGAATACCAAACAAGACACGGTGGAATTTCAAAGTACTGCCATAATAACTGCAAAGCTAAACACAATAGAAGAATCAGATTACTGGCTGGAAGAAGTATATGATATAACCGTAGAAGATGACCACGAATATTTTGCAAATGGTGTACTTGTACATAATTGTCTTGATGCGCTACGTTACAACGTCTTCTACCAGTTATCAAATCCAAACCAAGGAAAGTATTTCGTGTACTAGTACAAAAAACAACAAATAACGTTTATACATTATGAAGCTAGAGATAACTATTCCAACTAGTTTAAGCGAAATTAAGCTTAGCCAGTATTTAAAGTTTTTAGCCATTGCTGAGCAAAATGAAGAATCAGATTTTTTGCATCATAAAATGATTCAAATCTTTTGCAATGTAGAGTTGAAATATATTGACCAGTTTAAAAGAACTCAATTAATAGAAATAGTAAATAGTATTAATTCACTATTTGAGAACGTGCCCGAGTTTAAGAATCGATTTGAGTTAAACGGAGTAGAGTACGGATTTATTCCAAACTTAGAGGATATAACGCAAGGGGAATATATTGACTTAGATAACTATTTGCCAGTTAATAGCGATATGAATAAAGCTATGGCGGTAATGTTTAGACCGATAAAGCAAAGGTTTAAAGACAAGTATATTATTGAGGATTATGCCGGCTCGACTTTATATGCTGAAAAAATGTTAGATGCTCCCTTAGATGTTGTTTTAGGAGCAAGGGTTTTTTTTTATCATTTAGGCAACGAATTATTGAAAAGTACGCTGACTTATTTGGAGGAGAAAGTGCCGAAAACGATTTTAGCGAACAAGCCCAATTTGGGAAAAGATGGGGATGGTATAGCTCTCTCTATGCTCTCGCTCAAGGGGATGTTAGAAGATTTGATGAAGTTACCAGACTTCCGCTTAATCAATGTCTAATGTTTTTAACATTTGAAAAGCAAAAGAACGAACTAGAAGTTAAATTAATTAATAAGCAAAAATAATGAACGGATATTATTACGTTGTAAATACTTTAAAGGATTATCTTAATAATACCGGTTTTATTAACACCGTTACAATTGGGGATATTTCAAGAGTAGATTTAGAAAAACAAACTATATTTCCTTTATCTCATATTATTGTTAATACCGCTCAATTATCTGAGGTAACGACTTCTTTAAATATATCTATTCTTTTAATGGATATTGTAGACGATAATAAGCAATTGGTTACTAATATTTGGGATGGTAATGACAACGAGCAAGACGTTTTAAACACGCAATTAACAATAGCTCAAAGACTTGTTAGCGATTTGATGAGAGGTAGCTTGTACTCTAACTTAGTTCAAGTTTTAGATAGTCCAAACGCTGAGCCATTTATGGATAGATTTGAAAATAAAATAGCTGGTTGGACACTAACGTTCGACGTTATTATACCAAATGATATTACTATTTGCTAATGGAGTTAAAAGCTAGTACAAAACTTTTAGAGAAATACAAAAATTACGTTATTCAGCAGGCTAAAGCAAACTTGTCTAAAGGACGTAATAATATGTCTAAGACTTTGTATAATAGCTTAAAGGGAGAAGTGGTTACCGATACTGGTTACGCTATTGTTGGGTTTCGTATGGAAGAATACGGGCAATTCTTAGACGAAGGGGTCAAAGGAGCATTTCCTAGCTCGGTTAAGAATGGTAAGCAAAAAGCCCCAAACTCTCGCTTTATGTTTACCAACAAAAGACCGCCAGCGGATGTAATAGCGGATTGGGCTAAACGTAAAGGAATAAGATTAAGAGATAGCGAAGGAAAGTTTAAGAAAGGAAACTATAAAACTTTAGGATTTATAATAGCTAATAGAATTTATGCACAAGGGGTAAAGCCTACATTATTCTTTACAAAGCCTTACGAGGCTGGATTTAAGAAATATATTCTAGGACAAATGCCTAATGAAGTTGTAATAGATGTAGACAGAATAATAGATTTAAATTTAATTAAGAAATGATAATTTACGCAAGAAGTCCTTATTTTGTTGAGGTAAACGAATCTTTGCAATTAGGCTCAAAGGTTGAATTGTTTATTTGGAATAATCCAGATAGCGAGCCTTTAACACCTACTTACACGTTTACTAAGTCTATCGCTTCAACTGCTAATCGTAAGAACGTTTATAACATAGCTCCATACATTAAAGAGTACATTGAAGCTATTACTCCGAGTGATTCTACGGATTCAATGTTAGCTTTAGTAAAAGTAAAGCGTTATAAAGAAGCTACGCTAGGTGCTTACACGTTATTAGATACGACTACATATTATTCTACAAACGGATATACTGACTACTCAGGTGGTTATAATCAAGCTGGCTCAACGGCACAACCTTTAGTTTTAGCTAACACGTCTTTAGAATATCGCTACGAAGAAGGGATTACCGATTACCCATTTGTAAACGTGTGGGCAGATAATTCTAGCCCTGCTACGCTAACCGTTACATACAAAGATTTAAGAGGTCGTAACGAGGTTACAAACACTATTACAAGAGATGGAGCTAAGTTATACAAAGTGCCTTTACGCACTTCATCAATAAAATACGACAAAGGAAATACTTGTACTATCAACTGGAAACCAACGGGCGAGTACATAGATGAAACTTACACTATTAATGTAATGCCTATTTGTGAGCCTAGATATAACCCGATTGTTTGCCAGTTTATTAATCGTTTTGGAGGTTGGCAATTCTTGACTTTCTTTAAGGGGCAAACTACTAATATTCAAACGCAAGGGACTACGTATAATTTACTTCCTGATGCGGTAGACTACAACACTTCAAGAGCACAAACAAAGAGCTTCAATATTAATGGAGCTAAAAGCATACGTTTAAATACGGGATGGATTCCAGAGAACTACTCGGAGCTTATCCAAGACTTACTTCTATCCGAGACGATTCTTTTAGATGGAGTGCCGGTAGAAGTTAAGACTTTATCAACAGATTTAAAGACCTCATTAAAAGATAGAAATATTAATTATGAGGTAGAGTTTGCTTACGGGTTTAACCTTATTAATAACGTAGTTTAATGATAAACGTACTATTATATATTTACGATACCGATAATAGCGACCCTCAAAGAATAGAGTTATTCAATGATGAAACTATTAGCGTTACTTCTAGTATTCAAGACGTAAACGACATTTCTAAAATATTTACCGATTTTAGCCAGTCTTTTACTATCCCAGCTACACCTTATAATAATAAGATATTTAAACACTGGTACGAAAACTCTATCGATAGTGGATTTGATGCTAGAAAAAGAAAGACTGCTTATATTGAGTTAGACTATGTACCATTTAGAAAGGGTAAAATTCAATTAGAGAAAGCAAGTATTAAAAATGGGCAAATCGAAAGCTACCAAATAACGTTTTTTGGGTCTTTGATATCTTTAAAAGATGCTTTTGCGGGCAAATATTTAAAAGACTTAGACTTCAGCTCGATTAATTTTACTTATTCAGGAGCTGACGTAGTATCTAGGGTTTCAACAACTAACGATAGTACGGTTAAATTTCCTTTAATTACCTCCTATAGAGTTTGGCAATATGGAGGCTCGGGTACTAGCGTAACAAATTGGGACATTTCTAAAAACGCATCTCCTATTTACCATACGGATTTATTTCCAGCGGTAAAGCTAAAAGGGATGTTAGATGTAATTGCGGATAACTTAGGTATTACTTTTGAGGGCTCTATCTTAGAAAACACAACAGAAACGGCTAAACATTTTTATCACGCTTATTTGTGGGCTAAAAATGCAAACAATTTTGAAATTAAAGTAGAAAGTCAATTAGTAGTATTTCAAACTAAATACTCTACTACTGGGTCTGAGGATTTATTCGATTTGCCTACAAGTACTTTAAATTATGTAGATGAAGGGGGAAGTACATTTATTGAAACGCAAACTTTTGATATTACTTGTACCGCTAATGGTATTGCCTCAGTATTTTATGTTTATCGTAATGGGGTTAAAATCTATGCTTTAAACTTTACTTCATCAACAACTACTCAACAATTCGAACTTTTAATTAGAGGTTCTGGTGCTTATACTTTCAAGATAAGCGCAGCAAGTACTTTAACCTATACCTCGGAGCTAAACTTTGCAATATCGGATGGCACAAGCGTTATAAAAGATGTTGAAGTGATTCAAAGCACCTCACAAACTACTAACACTCTTATAGATTTGGCTAATTATATGCCAGAAATTAAGACCGAAGATTTTTTTGCAGGTGTTTTAAAGATGTTTAATCTTACTTGCTACTCAGATAG